TATTGATTAAATAATAGAATGAATAGAGACGAAATCTCCCTACAACAAATCTACCAAGAAATGGCTCTGACCAATCTCCAAAAGATTGGAAAGTGGGAGGACAGAAAGAACAGACACGGTTATGACAAAGCATCCATTGGTATTTTGTCATCTCCTGCTGGTCTGAAGAAATTGGAAAATACTTTCAATAGAATTGGTAATTGGGATTTTAATTTATATTTCGTAAAGTTACCCAATGCATGGAAAGAAGCAGAAAAAGGTCTAGTGACTCCCGAATTTGTAAAAGAACATCTGGGTCTGGAAGTAGGTAAAGATTTCCCCGAACCACAGAACGACCAAATCACAGTATTCTTCACCAATAACGCAGCAGCAGAAAAAGTCCCTCTGACACCATGGACAATCGCTCATAGAATCGGTCATAGCTTTGCAGCAACATTTAGAAGGAATAATGATTTAAATTATATTAATAGAAACATATCAAACATCCTCAAAAATCTTTTTGAACAAGCTTATAATATAAACACAAGTAATTCCAGAGATTTACGCTATTCATCTGATTATTATGTAAGAGACTTCTTCCAAAAGATCGGTAAGTTCCGTAGCGCAAGAATGGGTAAGCTCGTAAGACCCGCAGAATTCTATCACGAAGCATTTGCCTATTGGTTACTACATGATGGAGAATTGGACTTCAATGATCCCCCAAAAATTCTACAAGACAGTAACAAACAAGCATGGGGTAAATCAACAGCACGTAATTATCGATTGGAAGATGAAGACGAAGCTAGGGAATATATTAATCAATTCAAATATGCTCTAGATGAAATGTTCAATGTCATGATCGGTAAGCATATGAGAACAATGTCCATTATGTGATTCGCTAAAAAATACCCAAAAAAAAATTTTTGAGGAGGGCGCGAATATAGGAAAATTGGAAAATTTCATATAAAAAAAATTTTTTTCAATGGGCGAATTTCCAAGAATTATATAAAAAATTATTTAGCCATGGCATACACCCCCCCTACCCTAGTTTTTAAAAACTAAAGCAAATCCTAACAGACCCCCCTAGTTTTTAAAAAGTTTAATTAAAAAACTAGACTACCAGTACGCAAAAAAAACGCCCACGATCTGTTAGACCGTGGGCGTTAGATGTTAGATGTTAGA